GAGGTGTGGCTGAGCTGGCCGATCCGCTTGATCACGTCGTCCGAGGGGGCGGCACTCGAGGCCGCCTTGACGGCCTCGTTCATCGGGTCGCTGTAGCCCTTGGCCGGTGGCACGGGGACGGCACTACTCCCAGGGGCCTTGCCTCCGGGAGCGGCCGAGACGGGATGCCTTGATCCAAAACGATCGAGGAGATCGGTCGCGGCCTGCTGCTTCTTCGGGTCGAGGAACTTGCCCTTGGCGTTGGCGAGGTCGTCGCGGATCGTCTTCTGCTCGGCGGGGGCGAGGCTGTCGAACTCGGCCTTGGACAGCTTGCCGTACGAGTCGAGGTGCGTCTTGGCCATCTGCGCCTTGGGGGCGCTGCGGTTGGCGACGGCGTTGGCATGCTGGACGTGCGCGGCGGTGCCCGGGGACAGCGGCGCGGACGGCGTGGGGCCGGACGGTGCCGCCGGGGCGGCGGGGTGGAAGCGGTCCTTCAGATCCTGGGCGAGCTGCCGGGTCTGCGAGCCGGTGCCGTTGGCGATCTGGTGGTTCAGGTCGGCGGTGACCTGCTTCTGCTCGGCCGGGGTGAGGCTGTCGAACTGCTTCTTGTCCAGGTTGCGGTAGATGAACGTGCGGGCGGCCGGGGCCAGCTTGGCCGACGGGTCGATGGCCTGGCGTACCTGGTCCACCGTGTCCGGCCTGCGCGCCTTGGGCGCGGCGGACGGAGTGGGGGCGGCGGGGGGCAGGCCCAGCGTGGCGCGCGCCTGCGCGGTGGTGGGCGCCGGGACCGGCTTGCTGGCCTGGCCGAGGCTGACCTTGCCGGGGGTCTGGCTGACCTTCTGGTAGACCTTCCCGCTCGGGGTGGTGACCGTGCCGGGCGTGCCGGGCGCCAGACCGTTGGCGGCGCCGGGCGCGGGCAGCTTCGCCAGTAGCTCGTCCGACTTCTTCTGCTGCGGGCCGAAGCCGCGCGCCTTGATGGCGGTCAGCTCGTTGCGGATGGTCGTCTTGTCCGCGTCGGTCAGCCCGTTCCACTCCTGCGGGGTGATCTTCGCGGCCTTGTCCAGCTTGTAGGTGTCGGTGACCTTCGGCTGGGTGATGACGAATGCGGGGCCGCGACCGGCGACCGTGGGCTTCTTCTGCTTCGGACCGAGCGGAAGCGGTGCCGTCTTGACGGTGATGCCTGCCGCCTTGGTGACGGCCTGCCCGGCATGGTGGGCCTGACCTCCGGCGAGGTCGGCCTTCTGGTTGACCTGCCTGAGGGGTACGGCCTGCGCGTTGTGGGCCGGGTGGGTGGGGGCGGGCTTCGGCTTGATCTCGGTGAGCAGGCGGCGGGGGATCGGCTTGCCCTGGGAGCGCAGGTCGGCGATGCGCTGCACCCGGCGCGCGTTGGCCTTCTTGACCCGCTCCTCTTCGATCTGGTGGTACGTGCCGGGGGACACCGAGTGCAGGGTGCCCTTCCAGCCCTTGCAGGGGCCGGGGTGCAGCGGGTGACGGCAGGCGGTCAGCGAGCACGGCTCGTGCGCGTCGTCGTCCTGCTGCGTCCAGGCGGTGACGGAGGCGAGGACGGCAGCCGGGCCACCGAGGTCGATGGGAGCCGCAGGCGACGTGCCTGGCCCGGCGATCGAGGCGGTCATGTTGTGGCGGCCGACGGCGGCGCCGACGTCGAGAAGGATGCGGCCGATGTCGAACGGCATCGCGGAGGTCTTGCCGTTGGCGCGACCGGCAAGCACCATTCCGAGCGTCGTCATGCCCGCGAGCATAGCGGATCGTTTTTGATCTTCAGCGCCGTTCCGGACTGTTCCAGATCGTTCCGGATCGTTCGGAACAGTCAGCCCCGCAGCGCCCGCGCGACCCCCTCGGCCAGGTCGATCTTCGGCTCGTAGTACCGCCTCAGCCGTGTCGGATCCCCGACCCGGTACGCGACCCCGGCGGGCTTGTCGGCCAGGTACTCGAAGCACGGCTTGTAGCCGACCTGATCGCAGGCGATGTGCGCCAGCTCAGCCATCGACCACCCGACGCCGGTGCACAGGTTCACCGGCTCGGCCGGGTCGGCCTCCAGCACGACCTGCGCCTGCACCACGGCCAGCGCCCCGGCCACCACGTCGTCGATGTGCATCCAGTCGCGCACCTGGTTGCCGTCGCCCCAGATCACGAACGGGTTTTCCCGGCGGCGGGCACGCTCGATCAGCGCCCGGAAGGGGAAGTTCTCCGACTGGTCTTCGCCATAGCCAGAGAACGGCCGGACCACGGTGACGGGCAGACCGGTCTTGCGGGCCTCGGCGGCCAGGCGTTCGCCGGTCAGCTTCGTCCAGCCGTACACCGAGTCGGGTTCCATGGCCCCGTCAAGCTTGATCAGGTTCTCGGCCAGCGACCCCATCGACGCCTTGACCTGGCGATGTACCGGGTAGGCGGCGCTCGACGACAGGTACAGCACCCGGCCCTGCCCGGTGCGGACCGCCCAGTCGAACATGGCGGCGTCCAGCATCAGGTTGCGAGCGAAGTGCTGCGGCTCGCCGTCGATGGCCGCCCGGTGCGGTGCCGAGGCGGCGGCGTGCACCACCAGATCCCAGCGCGCCCTGCTGGTCCGGAAGTAGTCGAGGGCGTCGTACCCGTCGGAGATGTCGATACCGGCCGTGGCCCAGCCCTGCCGGTCGAGGGCGTTGATCATGTGGCGGCCGACGAAGCCGGTACATCCCGTCACCAGCGCCCTCACCGGCAGGCCCAGATCTGGTACGAGTAGCCGCCGATCGGGCGGGTGTCGACGGTGGTGTGGATGTCCGGGTTGAACCCGGCGGCGCGGAGCATCCCTCCGACGGCTTCGGCGTCCCAGCCCCACACGTGTTCGGGGTTCTGGTCGTCGGTCTCCCCGTCGGGGGTGGACAGGAGCAGGCGGCCAGCCTTCGGCCGGATGGCGCGGAGCACAGCGTCGGGGTCGTCGACGTGCTCGAGGGTTTCCGAGAGGATGAACAGGTCCACCGGGGCGATCTTCTTGATGGTCTGCTCGATGGGGCCGGTGTACGCGTAGCCGGGGGCGAAGTCGCCGAGCTGGAGGTGCGCGCCGTGGGAGTACTCCAGGCGGCGGGCGATCTCGGCGTTGCCGCAGGACAGGTCCGCGACCCGGCCCTTCGGGGGCAGTATCAGCCCCGCCATGGCCGAGGTGACGTCGACCCGGAACAGGTGGTCGTGCCAGTGCCGGTGATCGTGCGGCTTCGCGTACAGCTTCGCCAGTTCGTCGGCGGTGGGCATAGGGCGCAGGCGGGTTCGCATCATCGCAGGGCCTTCACCTTCGCCGCGTCGGTCGCCAGGTGGGGGGAGTAGTCGAGGTACGCGGTCTGGTCGTGCCCGTACATCGTGGGGGCGTTGACCCGGGCGTAGCCCTCGTCCATGGGCGCCTTGCCCGCGAACGGGTGCAGGTGCTCGACCACCACGTCCGGCAGGTAGCGCAGGCATCCGGCGAGCTGGCCGAGGTCGCGCCAGTAGTTGTCGACGAACAGGTGGGTGAGTACCGGCGGGGCCATGTGGCCGAGCGCCCGCACGATGTCGGCGGTCATCGCGACCTGCGTGGGGATGCGCTCATGCTGGAGCAGGTCGTCGCCGTAGACGATGCCGGTGCCCAGCCCGTGCAGGGCGTTCAGGTAGGCGCGGTCCCAGCCGATGGTGCGCGGCCGGTGGTCGTCGCCCATGAAGGCGATGGCGAACGTGTCGGCGCTGACCCACCGGGCTGCCGCGTTGAGTGCGCCGACCATCGTCTTGACGCCGACGTTGATCCACACTGCTGCCGCCGGTTCGGGCTTGACCACCTCGTAGTATTCGCCGATTCGCGGGTCGTCGTCATCGACGGCGAACGCGAGGAGCGTGTCAGCCGTGCAGGTTTCGCGGAGCGTCGCTGCGAGTTCTGCGGCGGCGGCCGGGCGGCCACGGGTGGGGACGATCACCAGCATCTCGGGGTCAGGGTTCATGCCTGGCAGTGTAGGCCGGTCGCCTACGTGCCCGTGGTCCAGGGCGTTTCCGGCGCGCTGTCGGGCGTCTTGTTGGCCGCCTTGCGCCGGGCCTTGACGACCTCCCGCAACGTCAGCTTCTTGCGCTGGGTCTGCGGGGTGGTGCTGGGTGCGCAGCCGGACCCGTCGGTGTTGGTCATGTCGGCGAGCTTCACGCCCGGCCCGCCTTCTTCAGGGTCTGGTTCTGCTGGGCGGTGCGCTGCGCGGTGGCCTTGGCCGCCTTCTGCTTGCGGTACGCGGCGGCGTCTTTCTTCGACATCTTCGCGATCTTGGCCTGCTCGCGGCGGCGGGCGAGGATGGCATCGGCGCGCTTGCCGAGGGAGTCCTTCTGCCGCTTGGCCCGCTTGTCCAGGGCGTCCTGCTGCTTGGTGTCCGACACGGCGGTCGACTTGGCCTTGGCGTTGACCCCGGCGGCCTGCTTCAGGGTCTGCTGGTGGGGGCGTAGCGCCTTGCGGTATCCGGCGATGGCCTTGCGGGCCATGGCGGCGAGCTTCGGGTTGGTGGCGCCCTGCGCGGCGACCTGGGCGGCCTGGGCGATGGCCTGGTTGAGGCCGGTGACGGCGGTCTGCGCCACCTGGACGGGGTTGGCCTTGGTGGCGTCGGTCTGGCCGGGTTCGGTCTGGCCGCGCTTCTGGCCCTTGCACAGGCCGGGCTTGTGGGTCTGCATGCAGAATCGGCCGTCGGTGCACGCCTCCTGCATGAGAGTGATCGAGGCGCTGAGACCGTCTTTGTACTGGCGGTTGCCCATCTTGGTGGGCTCGTTTTTGATCTCCAGCAGTTCGACGCACCGGCAGTTGATCACCTCCTGCGGGGGGGCGTCCGGGTCGTGCGGGTGCATCATCTGGAAGCCGCCGACGATGAACGGCTGCGCGAACGGGACGGTCTGCCCGTCGGCTTCGACATGATCGGGCCGGGTGCGGGAGTCGTCGGTGGCGAGCCAGCGCTTCACCCATTCGGTGCCCGGGTCGTTCTCGACGATCATGGCGAAGGCGTCGTGCAGCCCACCGTTGTAAGCGCCGACGACCTCGGTTCGTGCAACGGTGCGGGCGCGGCCCTTCCACGTGGGGATGCTGGTGTCGGCGAACATCTGTTCGACCTGGGCGGTCACGTCGGGGATGCTTGCGCCGTTGACTGTTGCCGAGTCAATGATCTGGGAGACCAGGCCGTACACCTCGGTCGGCACGGCGTTCAGCCGGTTCTCCCGCTGCGCGATCCAGTTCCGCACGAACGGCCGGGACTCGAACGCGGTATCGTCGGCGAACAGGTTCCGGTACGGGGCGGCCAGCACCTCACGCGCCACCTGGGCGGTGTACTTCGCGGTCAGCGCCGTCCACTTCGGGGTCTGGGAGAAGACGGTCAGCGGGTCGGGGACGAGGCCGAGCGTGGCGACGCCACCGGCGAACATGGCCGTCTTCACGGCGGCCATCCACTCGAGCATCATCTCCAGGTACGCCTCATACAGGGGCGGCTCGTACTGGGCGAACACCTCGGCGGCGGCCTGCTTCTGCGCGGCGGCGTCAGGCAGGGTTGTCGGCTGGGCCATCGGGGGCCTCCTCGGTCAGCCCGTACGCCGGGTCGGTGAGCACGCGATTCACGGTCTCGATGCGCCTGCGCTGGCGCTCGACCAGCGGATGGCCTTCGGTCAGCCCGAGGAGCAGGAGGGCGTCCAGTTCCTGCTGATAGCGAGCCTTGTCCTGCTCGAAATCTTCGCGCGTCCAGTTCACTGCCGCCACCACGCGATAAGGAACAGGATGCCCCCGTCGGCGATGAGGGAGAGGGCCAGGACGGCGATGACGGCAAGGATCCCGTGCGCGTTCCAGTCCGTCGGAAGGATGGTTGTTACGGGCCGTGACCGGCGGTGGGTGCCAGGCCCGGGATTCGGGCACTCGTACTGGCGAGTAACAACCTTTTGCCCGTTTCCCGTCACGCTGCGTACACCAGGACCGGGGATGTACGGCACGTCGATCACGGCGTCAGCTCCCCACGGGTGGCCAGCAGCGTCGAACGCAGCAACTCCGGGTCGTGCGCGACGCCCCGGGTCATCAGCTCCGTGCAGTAGCCGCCCAGCAGCTCCTCCAGCGCGTCAGCGTCCGCCCCCAGCGTCACGGCCTGCTCGCGCACATACGTCCACGCACCGGCCAGCAGGGCGGGCACGCGGGAGTGGTCAGGCAAGACCCGGGTGTGCAGCTCATGCTTCGGCACCGGATACCGGGCGCGCTGCGGGCCGGGCACCAGGCGGCCCCCAGCCACCTCCAGCGCCCGACGTACGGCACTGTCGGCGGCGTAGAAGAGCTGCAACTCGATGAGGTCGGAGTTGATGCTGGCAGCGAGCTGCCCCAGCTTCTGCTTCTTCGGCGGCGTGACGTTGCCCGCCTCGGCGTCGGCGACGGACGGGAACTGCGGCAGGCCACGCGCTCCGGCGTCGGCCGGGTTGGTACCGGCCGTGTCGTAGCCGGGGTCGCCGGGCATCAGGTCACCCGCGCCGGGCAGCTGCGGGGGTGCGGGCGGCGCGGGCATGGAGATCGGCGGCAGGCCGAGGATCTTCTGCACGGCGGGGTCGCCCGCATAGGCGGGCTGCGCCAGGACGAGGGCCTTGACCAGGTTGTATTCCAGCTCCTTGGCGTCGGGCGCGTCGTCCTCGGTGAACGAGGCGTTGGCGCGGGCCGCCTTGTGGCTGATCAGTTCCTTCTCGGCGAACTGGAGTGCCTGGTCGGAGCGGTTGGGCCGCACGGTGAGGGCAGCGATGTCGAACCAGAGGGTCATCTTCTCCGGGTTGACGACGCCTGCGGCCTTGAGGGCGGGCTGGAAGTAGCCGATGTTCAGGGCGTCGGCGAGCTGGATCAGCAGCGGCTCGATGTGGACCTTGATCGAGGATTCTTCGATCTGCCAGCTGGACCAGTGGTTCGACTTGCCCATGCCGGACAGCACTTCAGGCGGGATGTCCAGGCCCATGCCGAGGCGGGTGACGGCGTCGGTGCGCATCTTCGAGATGTGCTCGGAGATGGTCGAGTCGAACGTCAAGTGTTTGATCTTGTCCAGGGCCTCCACGGCGACCTGGAGGATGATCGGCACCACGGCGGCGGCGTTGTCGCGCTGCTGCATCGACGTGGCCATGGTCCGCTGGAGCAGGTCCGCGAAGCCCTCCACACCCGTGCGCTGCGGAACCCCCGGGTTCTCCCCCGGGGTGCGCGGGAAGTCGATGTTGTCGGGCAGCAGCAGGATCCCGGCACCGGCCAGCCGCGAGTCCAGCTCGGCGAACACCCGCTTGGTGCACTGCTCCATCTCGCGCAGCACCGGCAGGATGGCCCGCACGGTGGAGTCGGCGGCGTCGTAGCGGCGCGGGTGCGGATTCCAGGCCCGGATCAGCAGGTCCGTCTGCGGGTTCAGCTTGTACTGCCCGCCGCCGTGGGTGATGGAGCGGCGCACCATGATGTCGTCGCCGCGCCGGTACACCTCGGACGAGGAGCACACGTACCACTTGTCGCTGCTGGGCTCGCCGTTCTGGGCCTTCTGGTAGCCCTCGGCGACGATGAACACGTCCCCGGCGACCATCATATTGATGCCCATCAGGCGCTGGGCCTGGGCTTTCGCGGCGGGGCTGCCGAACATGGTCTCGGCGATCAGCTTGGCCTTGGCGTCGGTGACCTCGTCGCCGACCACCCCGTCGTCGGTGACCTGCGCCGCGTACATCCGGCAGCGGGAGACGGCGTTGCCGATCCAGTTGACGACGAAGCGCATCTCGCCGCAGATGTCGTAGTGGCGCCACGCCTCCCACTGCCAGCGGTGGTCGCCGAGCTTGAACATCTGCCAGCTGGCGGCGTCGCCGAGGTTGATCGGGACGGCGGCGCCGATCAGGGAGGCGCGGCGTTCGGCGGCGCGCTGGTCGAGGGCCGGGTTTCCGGTGGGGCCGAGCGTTCCGGCGGGTACGACCTTCTTCCTGCCGAACGCCACCTACATCACCCCTTCACGCGTGCCAGCGCACCGGCCGCGCCAGACAGGGCCAGCCCGAGGGCGGGCACGAACAGCCACGGCGAGTCGCCGTAAGCGTAGATGATCGCGGCTGCGGGGATGGCCAGCCAGATGGAGACGCACCAGGGGCAGAGCAGCAGGTAGGCGAGCATGTTGTGCTTGCGCTCCTTGAGCGCTTCCACGACGGCTTCGCGGGGGCGGGCGGTGATCATGTCCATCGTGATCAGCACGATGAGGCGGGCGAACGCGAGCAGATAGATGAGGTAAACGACAGAGGAGCCGGGCATGGCCACCATCGTAGGTGGTCAGCCCGGCTCCGGGTGTATGCGGCTGGCGGTCAGCGGCGGTTCATGCGAGCGGCGATCAGGAACACGACGGCGATCAGGGCGACGTTCGCGGCGAGAGCCCAGGGGTGGTGCCATTCCCAGGCGGCCCATTCCCAGCGGGACCAGAACAGCCAGCTCATCAGGCGGCCCGGCGGGCGACGGTCCGCAGGTGCAGGGCGGTCTCGTCCTCGGCGTGGAGCAGGACGATCACGCGGGGCATCTCGGGGTGCTGGGTGCTGATGGCGTCGGCGACCGCGCGGGTCGCCTTGCGCCAGGTCTGCGCTTCGCGGGTGTCGCGGTGCTTGCCGCCTTGGCCGTTCCCGAAGATCTTCATGTCGCTCCCCCTCGCTCGGTCTGTCTATTGACAGCATACAGCCCCCATGCCCGGCAGGGCAAGAGGGCTGTATCGCCTGCCGGTCAGCCAGAGATCGCGTCCAGGAACACGAGCAGGGCGGGCTTGAGCCGTGCGTCCATCCCGAAGATCGCCCCCGGGATCCACGGGTGCTCCTGGTCGACTTCACGCCGGGCGGCGCGGGCGGCCTCGGCCACATCCCCATCGGACAGGAACGCGGCGACGGGCCTCATCTCCATGTCGAACGACCAGTGCCCGATGGCCTGCCGCTGCGCGAACGCGTGGTGCTTGACCATCTCCTCCGCGACGTCGACGTACGTGGCCGCCTGGTCGTCGGGGACGTCGAACACGACGGTCAGCCTCATCGGGTCACCTCGGCCTGGGCCAGCGCGATGCGGTAGGTGTCCTCGTCGAACACGACCAACCGTACGGTCTTCACCTGCGTGTTCGCGGAGCGGATCGCCGTCAGGGCCTGCTTGACCGCGTCGTCCTTGGGCCAGCCGTACACACCGGCCGAGATCAGCGGGAAGGCCACAGTCCGGGCGCCGGTGACGTCAGCGGCCTCGAGCGACTGGGTGTAGCAGCTGCGCAGCACGTCCGACAGGTCCTTGCGCGGGTCGTACACGGGGCCGACGGTGTGGACCACCCACTGCGCGGGCAGGGCGCCTGCGGTGGTGATCAGGGCGTGTCCGGCGGGGAGGCCGTCGGGCAGGTCGCGGCGCAGTTCCTTGCATTCCGCCAGGATGGCGGGGCCGCCCGCGCGGTGGATCGCCCCGTCCACTCCGCCGCCGCCGAGCAGGCTGGACTTGGCGGCGTTGACGATGACGTCGACCTTCTCGGTGGTGATGTCGCCCTGCACGATCTCGATCCGCAGGGTGGGGCGGGAGTAGAACCAGTGCGGGAACCAGGCGAGGGCCGTGATGCCGAGGATGATCGGGGCCAGCCACCACCAGCCTGCGCCGGTGGGGGCCACGATCCCGGTCAGGGCTTGAGTCTCCATGTCGTCCTCCTCAATCTGTCTGTGCACAGCATACAGCCTCCCCGCCCACCAGGGCAAGGAGGCTGCAACCTTCAGTGAATCAGCTGGCGGCGGTCGCGCTGGCCACGTTGTCGGCGGCGGTGACCGTGGCCTCGTCGATGGGGTCGACGTCGAAGACCTCGTAGCCGGTCCGGCCGTTGTCCCAGCGCCAGCCCGCCACACGCTGCGCGCTGACCTCGTCGTACGCCTCCACGACCGTGCGCATGTCGGCCGCCACGGGGCGCGTGACCGTGAACTTCTTGCGCTCCGGGATCGGGGCCAGCCCGTACGACGCGAGCACCTTGTTGGCGCCGATGTCGCAGTACTTGGGACCGGCGATGTGCCCGAGCAGGATGATCTCGCGCAGCATGTCCAGGGTGGCCTGCACGGTGGTCGGGACGTCCGGGTCGGTCACGCTCGGGTCGGGGTCTTCCGGGCCGGAGGTGAACACGGGGGTGTCGAGGGCGACGGCGGCGGAGATGACCAGCTGCCGGGTGCCGACCAGGCGGGCTTCGAGCAGCTTCAGGGCCTCGACCCGGCTCCCGGCGTTGACGCCGATCTCCGCCGTGCCGGAGACGGGGACCTGGATGAGATACGTGGAGCTGGTGCCGATCAGCTCGGTGATGCCCAGGGCGGTGAGCTTCTTGTTGGCCCACTCGGCGGTGATCTCGCCCTGGAGGTGCCAGTCACGGGCCGACGCGGCGATGTACTCGCGCAGGGCGGCCAGGCTGGTCGACTCGGGCAGGGCGAGGTTGGCGTTCTCCGTCACCCACTCGGTCCAGGTGAGGGCCGGGTCTGCGTACTGCATGTGATCTCCTCCAACGTGGTATCTGTCGGCCCTCAGCTTACATGGTGCGCCAAGGGGCGTCCAGCCGGAGGCGACGGTGGCGAGGGCAGGATTCGAACCTGCGTCCCAGACCCTGATAGCCGCACTATCCGGGGTCCGTGCTCTGGGCCGCTGAGCTATCTCGCCTGGAACCCTGCCGTGGAGGTACGCATTCGGACACCACCACAACGCCCGTGAGCCATGTTGGGCCGCGTTCTGCGCCCAGTGCACGACAGGGTCAACAACATCCCCGGGGCGTTAGCCAGGGCGCCGGGGATCGTGGACCGGTGGGGAGTCGAACCCCGTGATGCCCAACTCCGGCCCGACCATCATGATCGAAAACGTCGTGCTGTTACGTGCTGGCCTGCTCGACCGCCTCGTAGCAGGCGGCAGTGCACGGCGCGTCCAGGTGGGCGTGCGGCGGACCGATCCGCCTCGCCACCAGGATGCTGCCCTTACCGAACCGGCCGCCCTCGATGCGCACCTCCCCGACCTCCAGATCCACGGAGATGCTGAAATCACGCGAGTTCAGATACCGCTTGCAGTGGTCGTACAGGTAGTCGGCCACCCGGTTCTCATCGTCGGCGAACGTGGCCGGGACGTGCACGGTCAGCGCGGCCTCCGGCGTGGTGCCGGAGCGGCCGATCCGCTCGAACTTCACGATCAGGTCGCTCATATCTCCTCCTATGACCACCAGCGGCCTCGCGGGCGCCGGTTGAAGAACCAGTTCCAGGTGATGTAGCGCGGCACGCACCGCCTCGCCGGAACACCGCCGACCTTCACGACCCTCACGCGAACCGCGCGGCGAGCAGCCGCACCGACATGGCGGCGTATCTCTTCGCCAGACGGAACCGGCCGCGCTTCACGGACTTCACGGCGGCGACCATCGGGCAGCAGCTCGTGTCCCCGCTATGGCCCGTGCCGCCGCCGGAGCTGGTCGGCCGGTACGCAGGGCCAGGCCCCACACCACCACGGGACCGCTGCCGATGAGGCGGGCGGGCGGCACCCTGCGGGCGTGACTGCCTGCGCCTCCTGTCGTTCCCCATCGCTACTCCCCCTCGACCTCGGTGACCGGACCCCAGCGCAGTACCTGGCTCCAGCTCACACCGGACTCCCAGCCCACCGCGCTCCAGTAGTGGCCCTCCTCGCCCATGCGGGTCCAGAGCGTCCCCGTCCGCGTCTTGACCTTCCGCACGTCCGGCGGCGGGTCGGTGAGGCGCGGCCAGGTGCGGGGCACGGCTACGTCCTCTGTCCGCTGGCGCGGGCCAGCCGGGCGGCGATGCCGTTCACCTGCTTGGTGCTGGCGTTGGCGGCGATGGCCTTGCCGAGCGCCGCCCACAGCTTGTCGACTGCGGTCATGATCTCCTCCTCCTGGGCTACGTGGTAGGTCGCCGGGACACGGGTCCACGCCGTGGCCACGGGGGACACCCCTAGGTGCATCCCGGCGACCCGCCGACCAGCGCTTTTCCGTTCGGGTGTCGCACCCGCACCGTACTGGCTGGTCGACAGCACCCAGCGTTTGCTCCGCCGCAGGGGCGGGGGCATCTCTGCCCGGGTGCATCCGTGCCGTGCGGGGAGTTGAACCCCGTCTTCCCCGGGTTAGGGGGCGCCCCACCTCCAGGGCTTCACGGCGGTACTGGGCCAGTTCGGGTCTCTGCGCATCCGCAGCTCACCGGTGTATCCCATGTCTGGGCGGTGGGTCCTTGCTGGCCGTTCCTGTTACCAGCTGGCCTCTCACCAGCCCTCCGCCGATATCACTGGGCGGTCCGCGCCCCGTCTTTCCGGGGTGTCTGAGGGGTGCGGCAGGGGCGGACCCTTACTGCTTCAGCGCACCGCGCCTCTCGTGACCCTGGACGGATATGCGCCGCCGACCTCCTGCCGTGAGGCAGGTGCTCTATCTGCTGAGCTACAACGCCGACCGCTTACTCAAGGCGGCCACTCCAGTTACCTACGGGTCGAGTGGTCCCGTAGGCCCTTCGCGAGGGGAGAGCAGGTCCTGCCCCTGCATATCTGACGGTGCTGTCCATGGATGCTTCCGGCTGCATTGCCCGGACACAGCTTGCTCCGTCAGCGCTCTGCGTTGAGCTACCTCCCCGAGGTGTGAGAGGCGGCGCCGGGATAGACCCCGCCGATGCTGCCGCCTACCTCTCACGTTCGCGTCTGGTGTGGCCTCATCCCCCGAGGCGTGGGGGCATCACCTGACGCTTGCACCTGTGTTTCTGTGGGGTGTCACATCCGGTGCCCCGATGCGTCTTCCGTGGGAAGAGCAGGATTCGAACCTGCGGCCTTCTTACCGGCCCCTCGTCCGGCTGACCCCTGAGCGGGGTGCGCTCTACCGCTGAGCTATCTCCCCATGACCGGCTAGTAGATCACCCCTGGCCGCCGGTCCGAGCCAGGGAGGGCTGCTACTTCTGGTCGCCGCCCTTGAAGACCACGATGATCTTCCCGAGCAGGGACTTGTCGGAGGTCTTGCCGTCACCGGCCGAGGCGCCGTGGCCCTTCGGGTGTCCGGTGCCGCCGAAGAAGCGGTTACTCGACTTGCCGGACTCCTTGCCGACGTACCGGGTCTTGCGGGTCATCGCGTCTCCTCCGAGGTGGGGCTACTGCGGGAGCGTGTTGAACGGGTCGTTGGGGCCGTTGTCGCTGGTGCGCTTGACGGCGGTGGTGGCGATCTTCACCGGGGACAGGACGATCGCGCCGGTCTCGGTACCGTCGGCGCCGGTCAGCCGTTCGGCGGTGTAGAACTCGACGTCCTTGTCCACGATGCCGTCCAGGTTGACGCGTCCGCGACCATCGACGCGGTGCAGGACCAGATCCACAGGTTTCTCCTCAGGGTGTGCATAGCTCCGGGCGTCGAGAGGGGACCGGGTGGCCCTACCTCCCGAGCGGATCGCTCGGGTTGACAGACCGGGGAGGCGTGGGCCTTTCCCGGTCCCCTCCGTCTACTGTGACCCTACACCATGCGCCACGACGGGCGAGGCCGCCCCAACGCATGGGGTTTGCGGGTCACGGCGGGCCAGGATCTCGGCCCGGAAGTGGCTGAACAGGTTCTCCCAGTCGCAGTCGGCCGGGTGGCCGTCGAAGTCGACGCCGGGTGTGCGGGCGGCGAACATGCCGATCAGCCAGGCGCGCTCGCCGTCGGTGGTCTCGTTGGCGCCCATCAGGGTGTCGGCGATGGGGCTGGCGTACCAGGGGCCGCTGAGGTGGTCCGCCATCAGTCCGTCGTTGACGTCGAGCTGCCTGGTGATGAGCTGCGCGACGTGGCGGTTAAGCGTGTCGGCGATCCCGGCGTTCATCAGTGCACCTCGACCATCGCGAGGGAGGCGACGGTGTGCACGTCGGTGCTCTGGTCGCAGGCGACGGTGAGCAGGACGTTCGGGGATCCCTGCGGGTGGAAGGACTGCTTCAGCACGCCGCGCACCTGCTCGCCCTTGACGTTGCGGAACTTGACGACGTGTCCGGCGTAGGCGCCGTTGCTCTGGCCGATCTGGAATGCGTTCCAGGTCTTCATGGTGTCCTCCCTGGCTGGTCTGTCGTGTCTCAGCTTAGTCGCCCCCTCGTGCACTGTCAACCCATGGTAGACGGTTCCGTAGATTAACGCTTGACACCGGGGGATCATGAGGGACCATAGAGGGAGGAGGAGCCACCCGACAGGAGGGGCGCGATGGGCGCGCAGACGCTGGAGAAGGAAACGTTCGAGCTGCCGACGGTCAACCCGTGGCGGCGCCTACCGACCCCGCCGAGCCGCGAGCAGGTCCGCTTCGCCATCGACCTCTGCCGCTCCGAGCTGCCCTACGCGGAGCGCGTCGCCACCGTCCGCAGCCTCTCCGTGCTGGACAGCCAGGCCGTGTCCGAGCTGATCGACCGGCTCAAGGACGTCCGGGCGAAGCGCCTGGCGCGGCTGCGGCGCTCCCGGCGGCGCCGCAGGTAGCATCGGCTAGACGTGAAGGGCTCGGTCCTCCCCCCGTGGGGCCGGGCCTTTCACCTTGCCCGGGGACGGGAACGCCCCGAGCCCCGGGGGCGGGGTAGTCGGGGCGCCTTGAGTGTCGCAGCACTGCCGCGATTCATCCCGGTTGCCGATCCGCGAGGCCGTAGCCGTGCTGGATCATTCTCCTCGGGCAGCTTAGCCGTACGGGGAGCTGGAGGGCATCCAGTCGTTGGGCGACGGGGCGGCGATGCGGACCAGCTTGTTCTCCTTGCCCATCAGGAACAGCCCGGCCTGCACCAGGGCGTCGATCCGGTCCGGGCTCTTGGCGTCCTCGGGCACCCACGTGCACATCTGGTCTTCCAGCTCGATGAACGTGCCGACGTGATGCCAGCGGTTCTGCTCGTAGCGGGAGGCGACCGGTTCGGCGCGCAGCTTCTTGCCCGCCAGCGAGGTGACCTCCTTGACGGGCGGGGGGCCGGGCTCGAACAGGCCTTCCTTCTGCATCTCGGCGTAGGCGTCGGTGACGACCTGCATGAGCCACTTCTTGCCCATGTTCGTCTCGATGATCAGCCAGGTGGCGTCGTAGCGCAGGAACATCTCCCAGGCGCGGCGAGCGGCGGCGTGCCCGACGATCTTCTTGGTCCAGTCGGCGAGCACGTAATCCTCGTTGCCGTGGTCGCGGCCGCAGGCGAGCAGGCCGGTCTCGTCGCCCGCGCCGGTGGCGCCGGGGTCCATGGAGATGACGACGGTCTTCAGTTCGGGCAGCTCGGGCGCCTTGATGCGGTTATTTTCGATCATGGTGCGGGACCACAGGGCGCCCTCGATGTCTTCGAGGAGGTACCCGTACAGCTCCTGGA